GATGTTGAGAACATAATCAATGCAAGACTTGAATCATTCTCTCAAGCTGTCGAAGGTTTGGCAGAAATGACAAAGGTCATTGCAGAAAGCAACGCACAACTTGTGAATGAGTTGAGCTCTTTGAAAAGTGAATTCGAGACTTTCAAAGCACAACCATCAGTTGAAACAAGAGAGAATGAGAAATTCTCAAAAGTTGGTAACTTGACAACCAGACAAGCATTTCTATTAAAAAATAAATAAGTAAAACAATGTCACTTAAAAAAATGATCAAAGACAAGTTTGACTATGATGTGTCAGGCTTAGCAGCTTATGTTGACGAGCAAAGAGAGCAGTTGACTGTTCGTGCCGTAACAGAGGCAAAAACATTACAATACATCACAATCCAGGAAGGTATCAAAGGATCAGAGGAAATCAAGTTACTTGATGACTCAATCGTATACCAAGCTGGTGATTGTTCAATGACTCCATCTGGAGATACAGTATTCACTGACCGTGCAATTGCTGTTGAGACTCTTGGATTCATGAAATCTTTCTGCAACAAGGATCTTGCTGGATTCTGGACACAATTAGGTTTGAGACCAGGTGCAATGGCAGAGGACAAAAACTTACCATTTGAGCAACAAATTATTGACTATCTTTTGAAATTACATTCAAGAGAATTGGATTCTTTAATCTGGAAAGGTAACAAATCAACAGGAACTGGCAACTTACAATGGATGAATGGATTCCGTCAATTCTTAACAACTGGAAATGGTTGTGTGAACTTGAATACATCATCAACAGCATCAATCTCAGCATCAAATGCTTATGATGTTTTTTATGAGTCATTTGAGAACACACCAGCAAACATTGCTGAATCAGCTGATTTCGTATGTTTCACAGGTCGTGAGAATTTCAATTTCTTAATCAAAGATTTAGTTGATCAGAATTTCTTCCATTACTCTCCAGCTGCAATTGCAACTATGGATGAGGTAATTGTACCAGGAACTAACATGCGAGTGGTTAAAGTTAATGGATTGAATGGTCTTGACAATATTTACACAGGTCGTGCATCTGAGTTTGTATTCGGTACTGACTTGAGATCTGACTTTGACAACTTTGAGTTGTGGTATTCTCAAGATGATGATGTTCTTTATTTACGATCTAAATTCAGAGCTGGTGTGCAAGTACCATTCTTGAATCAGATCGGAGTTTGGAATGGAACAGGATCACCTAACTAAAAATAATTAAGGGAGGGGGAAACTCCTCCCTATTGTATAACAATTTAAACTTAGAACAGTGAGCTGTAATATGACAACAGGGTACAATGACAGAACATGTACCAATGGAAAAGGAGGGATCAAGAGTGTCATTCTCTTTCCTCTTGGCAATGTAAGTGCATCAACCATCACAAACAATGAAGTAACATCATTGACAGTGACTGGTGAAGTGTTTCAATACAAATTAAAAAGCAACTTGTCAAGCTACACTGCACCAATCCAAGTAAACAAAGACAACGGCACATTGTGGTATAACCAAACTCTGACAATGATCTTGGCATCAGATACCAAGGAATTGAGATCAGAGATTCATTTGTTAGCACAAAATGAGGTTGTTTGTATTGTTGAGAAAGCATCAGGAGAATATGTTGCTCTTGGCTTTGGAGAAGGATTGCAGATTGCTGATGGATCAGCATATGGATCAGGAACAGTTAAGTCTGACAGAAATGGCCATGATCTTGTATTGACAGGAATGGAGAATGATGAGGTGCCAGATGTTGATGCAACAGTTGTTGCAACATTATTGACACAACAATCTCCATCTATTTAATAGTGGGTTAATAAATAGGTTGAAAGGGAGGGAGTAATCTCTCCCTTTTTTTTAATAACTTAGTTGTATGGAAATAAAAGCAAAGTTAATTGGCACAAAGGCATGGAGCCCAGTGTTCAAAAAATGGATGATCATTGAGAGAGGCAAGGAGGAATTTTATCTTGCATCTGGAATTATTGATATCTTTGAAAAGAGAAAACCTAAATTGATAAAAGATGCTAAGGATTCAAAGGAATTCAACATCAACAATGATAGTGACAGTAACGGAGCTCACAACAGTGACTCCAGTGAACTATCTGTTTGAGTTTGAACATCAACAATCATTTGAGAAGGTATATTGCATCCTCCCAAATATCTCAACAAATACTGAGAGATTTGATGAATTCACCATTGAGGATGGTGTGGATGTGACCTTTCCTTATGATGGATACTATATATATAGAGTTTATCAGCAAACATCATCCAGCAACCTGGATCCTGACTTGTCTGATGGACTTGTTGAGGAGGGCCGAGCTCATGTATATGAACTTGACTCTCCAGCAAATGAGTACAATGAAAACATAACATTCAACATATATGAGTGATTCAGTTAAAATGACAAGCCTCACATTCAAAAAGGACTATATCAAGCCTGATGAGGAAAGAGACAGAATGCTTGGATTCATCAAATGGGGTAAAAAAAATGATTATCCTTATTTTTTGATTGATCTATACAATGGATCTGCCTGGCATCAAGGTATCATCAAGAACAAAACATATTACATTGCTGGAGGAGGCCTTGAGGTTGTCTCTGGTAATATGCAACCATTCATTGAGAATAAGTATGCGGAGTTTGATATGAATGAGATTGCAGAGATGCTGTGCCATGATTATGAAATGTTTGGAGGATTCTGTGCTATTGGTACATGGAACAGAGATGGATCTCGAGTTGCTGTGTGGGAACATGTGGACCTGGACTCAATCAGAGTTGATGAGAGTGAGAGAATGTACTATATCAGTGATGATTGGACAGCAATGCAACAAAGTGCTGAGAAAACTAATCTGAGAGCCATTCCAGCCCTTGATATGACCAACAAGACAGGCAAGTTTATAATATACTACAAAGATCCTGTTAAGAAAACTAAGAAAGAGAAAGGCATTTATCCCAAGCCTCCATATTATGGTGGCATCACAGCCATCCAAACTGATGTTGATATCTCAAGATTTCACATGCATGAGATTGCAAACTCCTTCAAAGGAGGTACAATGATCTCATTCACTGATGGCTATCCAGAGACACAGGAGGAGGCTGAGAATATCAAGGCTCAAGTGAAAGGTCGCAGTCAATCTGTTGAGGATGCTGGAGAGATTGTTATCACATTTAGTGACAGCAAGGACAAGGCTCCAATTGTACAGAGCTTGAATGGCAATGATCTTGACAAGAGATATGAGACAACTGAGAACAGTGTGCAACAGAATATCTTGGTTGCTCATTCAGTTGTTGCTCCATCATTGTTTGGAGTTGCTCCAGCTGGCTCATTCAATGCAGCTGAGACTGGAGATCTTTATGAGATATTCAAAAAGACATATGTTGAGTCAAGGCAAAAGAGACTTGAGTGGATGATCAACTACATGGCAGAGCTTTCTGGCTTTGTTGGTAAGCTCAAGCTCAAGGATGTGGCTCCAATCGGAGCAGAGCAACCAACAGCACAGGCACCAACAACAGCTGTGACTCAAGAATCAGCATTCAATAGACAAGATGTAAATGCATTGATGGACATTGTATCAAAATTAAATGATGCAAAGATCTCTCATGATTCAGCATTGAGCATAATATTAGCATCATTTCCAACAATTGATGAGGCACAAGCCAGGAGAATTGTGGGAATGCCAACATCAGGAGCTCAACAGATGTCATCATGCAAGCATCAAGAGTCATTCTCAGATGATGAGATTGGATACTTTGCTGAATATGGCACACCATCTCATGAGTTCAAAGTGCTTGCATCCTATCCTATTGTGTGGGATACACCATCAGAGGAGGTATTCAGCAAGCAAGAGCAGATTTTTGCAACCATTGGAGAGATAAAAGTTGGCCTAAAGGATATTGACAAGAATGTTCTTTCCTTGATTCAGAAAGGTGAGGATGGAGTGGCAATATCACAGGCATTGAACACAACTGTTGAGGAGGTTGCCAAGAGTCTCAAGAGGCTCACTGACTGGGAGCTTGTGAGCAAGATGGAAATAACTGAGACAGGATCAACATTGATTGAGGAAGTTGAGGTGCCAGCTGAAAGATTTGAGGTTGTGTACACATACAGAGAGATTCCTGGCATTCCTCCAGTGATGACTCAATCAAGAGCTTTCTGTCAACGCTTGATTGGCTTGAATAGAAAATATACAAGAGAGGAAATCAACACCATCTCCATGAGAGTGGACAGAGATGTCTGGAGATACAGAGGAGGATGGTATCACAATCCAGATACTGGAGCCAATACTCCATGGTGTCGTCATGAATGGGTGCAACAATTAGTAATAAGACAAAGATGAGCACAATGAACTATTTATTATCAGTTGAGAATCTCAAGAAACTTGGATTGATTCACAACAATACAGATACAAAGCTCCTGGCAGTTGCCATCAAGAGGAGCCAAGACATGCATGTGCAACCAGCATTAGGAACACCATTGTACAAGGCTCTATTGAACAGAGTTGAGACATCAACCTGGACACAAGACTATCTTGATTTGATGAATGACTATGTTGTGCCATGCCTTGTGGCCTTTGTTGATTACAGATGTGCCTTGTTGCTAAATGAGAAGTTGACCAATAAAGCTGTTGGTCGAGTGCAAGATGAGAATCTCCAGCCAAATTCAGACAGTGAACAGGCAGCATTCAGAGATCAGCTGAGAAAGGATGCATATTTCTACAAAGAGAGATTGATTGGATATCTGATGGATGATCAAGGAGTCAAATATCCTGAGTACATTGAAGGATGTGAGGACCTTACTTGCAATGAGAATGTCAAAAAAGACAGATCTGGATACAAACCAATCAACTGGCAGATATGAAAGATATCAGAATCAGCAAGAAAAATATTGAGAAATTAAAGAAATATCTGGAGAATGGAAAAAACATTAAACCAGCTCATGAGAGAGCTGGAAATAATAGCAACAGAGCACAGGCAAATAAATGAATTCTTTCAAGGAGATTTCCTTGATGCTGTGAGCAGAGATGCTGTGCAATATCCATTGATGGTTGTGACCTTGCAACCTGGCTCCATGTCATCAAGATCAGTCAATGTGAGTCTGATCATCACCATTTGTGACAAGTATGATCTCCAGGAGTACAGGCAGATCAATGAGATACATTCAGATTGCTTGAGCATCTGCAATGACTTGAGATTGACATTCCAGCAAGACAGATGGACAGATTTCATGGATGTGAATGGAGATATCCAGACACAACCATTCATCAACAGAGGTCCTGATGTGACAGCTGGATGGACCATGGTTGTGAATGCAAGCATCTTTGATGATGGCAACTGGTGTGCAATACCATATGATCAGTATGACTTTGAGAATGGACCAGCTCCAGCTCAGGATTGTGGGGATCTGACAACAACATACCAGGTTTATGTCAATGGTGTCCTTGAGAATACATTCACACAGGCAACAACAACAAACAATACAATAAACATCAACTTATAATGGCAACAACAACAATAAATGTGACAGCAATCAATGGGCTCTTTGCTCAGACAGCCAGCAGTACAGCCATAACAAACACAACAACAGAAACAACATTGATTGGATCTGGAGTGGGATCTATTGAGGTGCCAGCTGATGGCTTTGCTGTTGGTGATTCATACCATGCCAAGCTGATTGGACACATATCTTGCAATCAATCAGCAACCATAAGAATCAGAATCAAGACAGGATCCATTGTCTTGGTAGATACAGGAGTGATTTCATTGTCACAGGCAACCAACAGACATTGGGAAGTCAATGTATATTTCACCATCAGAGCCATTGGAGGAGCTGGTGTTGCATCCATTGTATCTGGAGGGATATTCTCATATGTTAAGAATGCTGGAACATCCTTTGAAGGTAGCAACTTTTTGTTGATCAATAACACTGATTTTGATACCACAGTGAGCAACACATTGAATGTCACAGCTGAATGGGGAGCAGCATCAACAGATAATTCAATTTATTCTGATATATTCA